CTAACCTGGGTTTTTATTCACTTTATTCTGACCATCGACAGCGGGCACGACTTTGATTTTACGGTCATATGTGGCCGTTTGCCTGATGTTCTTGTGTCCCGAAATCTGCTGTTTCTCCTGAAGCGTCCCTTCCAGATCGCTAATGCCTTTGGCTTTTAAATCGTGGAATGTGAAATCGAAATTCAGATCGGGATAATTTTTCACGGCTTCTTCTTTTGCTTTCCGCCAGTGGTTGGCGAACCCGGCTGCTGTATATCTGCCGCCGCTCGACTGGTGAAGGATAAATGTGCTGACTACTCCCGGCCCTGTGCCAAGCTCGTGCGACATCGCCACCGCCGCCCGTAGGCGTGGTGACCAGGCTTTAATCTGCTTTACGCCAGTCTTTCCCTGACGGATATAAATCCCTTCATCCAAAAGCTGATCGCGGCGCAGGGCCAGCACATCGCCCTGACGCGCGCAGCAGAGATAAGAAATCTCCATCGCCACCCTGACCAGCAAATCAGCCGACGCATAAATCGCTTTGTATTCCTTGTCGGTAATGTAGCGATCGCGGGGTGTTTCAGTGTACTGACGCACTCCGTGGCAGGGATTAATCTTCACAATGCCCCGCTCGTATGCCCACCGGAAAACCCTCGACATAAACGCTTTTTCACGGTTAGCCTGGACGGTGCTTTTCAGGCCGCGCTTGTCCATGTATTTCCGGATGTGCTGGGGCTGGATATCGGAAGGCGACATGCGCCCGAACGGCTTCACTACTTTCCGGGCGTAGCCGCGGTAATCTGACCTTGTGCGCTTGCCCAGGGCGTTGAAGTCCGCTGATGTAAAGAACCGATCAACCAGTGAGGCAAAATCATGTTGTTCTTTGCTGTCTTTTAGCAGGCGCTCGTATGCTGCCCATATCTCTGACATTGGCGCATCAAAAGCACACAACCGAATAGTGCCGCCGCCGGCCGGCTTAAACTCGAAAGCGGATCGCCCGCGCGACACGCGGGGTGGCAGATCGTTATCTGCTGGATTTTTACGTGGACGAGCCATTATTCCATCGCCCCCCAGTCAGGTTCGCTTGTTGCGGGCGGCGTTGCCCGATGCTTAAGCGGATTATTGAAATGTGCCCAGGTTGTACTGGGGCGCCCGTCTCGTCGGGTTATAAAAAATATACCGGCGTCGCGCAATGCCTCGCACTGCCTGGACGGAATTTTATACCCGGTCAGCCTTTCGATATCGGCATCCGGAATGATGTCGGTTTCTGGATTAGACACTGCTACCTCCCGCGTCTTTTTTACAGCTCTCGCTACAAACCATCCGACCGGCACGCGTTAACACGTAGTGCTCCCAGGTCATCAGCCCGAACCATGATTGCTGGCTCTCCATTCGGTGCTCCAGCAGACCGTCACTTACCAGTTTTGCAGCCAGCTTTGATTTTGACTGGAAGCTGGCGCCGCGGATCTCGCAGGCAAACACCTTTTCCAGCATCGCCAGCTCTTTTTTGTTGGGCATCACTTCCGATCCTTCTTCCCGTTATAGGCTTCGTGACTCATCAGCTGCCAGTTGCGTCCATTGTCGCGGGACAGGAGCCGCCAGCGCCGGTTAACGCGCAGGCTGAGGTGCCCCGTTCTATGGATGCGGCAGGCGAAAACCCGGTGTTTCCGGTACCGGCTTAATGTCATCACTGCTTGCGTGCATACCCATTCCGGTGCGCGAATGACTGTAATGACCATCCTCTGGCGATCACTCATCATCAATAATACCTCCCACCAGCTTACGGAAGGCTGCCGGGCCAAGCTCCTGCACCATGTCACCGAATTGATCCAGCAGGCAACCCAACCATTGGATACCCTCACGAGTCAGCGCAGGGTCACGGCCGAGAGAGGCTTGAAACCCATCAGAATCCCGCATTTCTTCATTGTTGTTGAGCATACGCATGTACCAGTTGAAACGCCTTTCCACTGAATAACCAGCCTCCTCTAGGTGCGAGTCAACAAGCCCTTGGGGTCCTGACAGACTGAGTTCGATATCACCGTAAGCGTGTCGGTATATAGTTCGCCGGTGCATGGCAACCTGATGAAGCAGGAATGCATGGCAAACCCAGTCGAGCGCCAACTGATGCCGCTCATCCGGTGTGCCAGTGCCAGCAATGTTTGGCGCTTTCATCGTGTCGATCCCCGTGCTGTTGCCTTGTGTGCGCGTATTAGCGTCGGCGATCTGCCGGCGATGCAAGACCTCATCAGAAATAATCTTGAGCGATTATGCTGCATGATTAACATCGCTCTCTTGTGCTGGTGCTAGAACGGTATATCCAGCCCGCCGTGCCAGTTCCAGAAAAACCCCCATCCTACCCACATGCTCATCATCAAGTAGAGGGGCATCGCTGGTGACTCTGCCATTCTCCACATACACCAGCACGCGCCCGGTAAAGTTGGGTGATACGCTTAGCTTGGCGCTAATAGATGCATTGCTGATGATGGTATTTAGTTCTTCTTTGGTTATGTCTGCGAAGTGATTATTCACATTGCCATGATGAATGTTCATACTCGAGCCTCAGTTTTTGCGGTTAGTGGTGATCTGTTCGTTCTCGGCCGCGTCTATTGCTTCCGGAACTCCGTCAAGCAAAAACATAATTGCGCCAACCATGTTTGCTTCCTCTTGACTTTGCCTACCCAGAGTTTCAAGCCATACACCGAGAACGGCTTTTGCCGACTCTACTCGGCACTTCGCATCAAGAAGCTGCATGTGCATAGGAATTCACCTCCATCACGTTGGTACCGTTATTTTCGATGGCATCGGTGACTGCGGCCAAAACCATTTCGCTCATCACCTCAATACCCAGCGGCGATAATTTGCTGCTGTCTTTGTTTTGCATGTTTGCGTACAGCGTTTTTACCCTGTTACAAGCGCCGTCAATTCCAAATTCAGAAATGCCAGCGGTTTCGATATATTTCACCATGCAGGCTTTAATATTTTCTTCTGAAACTTCAACGGTGGTCTTACCACCACTTTCGAGCTTAATAATTGCCACGTTGCTACCATAGTGAATCTTGCAAAAACTGATATATAACCGGGCTACGCGCTCACGTTCTTTTTTTATCTGGCTCGATGGAATACTATTGTCCATAACGCTCTCCATTTTTAGGGTAAAGGGAACCCCCGGCGCTGGCGCCGTAATTAAATTTGATTATTTGGCTGTGTTAATTAATACGGTCTGGTTTTCATTAATGCATAATATTCTTTTTCTGATTCTTTTTTCTGAGCTAATAGCTTTCCGTGTTGCTCACCCCAGGCGTCAAATTTTTTCAGCCAGCGTTCTTCGGCCTTTTGTTGCAGTATTTTACGAGATAGCAAGCGGCGAATCCGGCGTTCGCAGCGTGAGTGGGCTAACCAGTATCGCTCGGTAAGAGGTCCGCGGCGTTCAGCTAAAACCCCTTCAACGTATACCCGTTGAATAGGTTCGTGTGTCGGAATATGGGCCTTGTCAAATACACCTGTTACCATGAAGTGAGCCAGGTTATTTATCGCAGCGCTTCGGCTAAGAAATCGGCGTGACCGACCGTGACGTGAGACAATAAATACTGGCCGATCAATTACCTGAAATGCTTTGTTTATACCGATGTTGTCGATAATTACTTTTTCACCAATATTATCGTGTTTTTTCTTTTCTGGATTCATATTGTTAATCCTATAAGTTGCGCCATAAATTGACTCCACTCTTTTAAGTGCTTCACTTTAGGTGGCATGTGTCACGCCTCTTATCCAATCATTAACGCAAGTGATTTTTGAGTTCCTAAATTGATATCCTTCACGACGGCGATTAAACTCCCGAATTCTTGATTGCCTATTTTTCATTCAGCAAGGATGCAGCAATAGGCAGAAGCAAGCCAAGCTGTTTCACTTGGGGGTATTCCTCATTCCTTAACGGTGTTCATTGATCATCCTTTCTTACCTTGCTGTGTAACAGATGATGTAAATCTACAATCATAAATTGTATATTTCAATAATAAAGTTACAAAAAAATCCAGATCTTGAGATCTGGATTTTAAATTATTGATTGTTATTGTTTTATTTTTTTAGATGTCTTTCGATAAAGTCATTGATTTCATTTAGCCGCAATTGAAAAAGTTCTAACATCCGTTTTCTTTCTGAGCCTGGCAAATCCCTATATATATGAATTAACTGTCTTTCTTCATCTGTAAGTGCAACGGTTTTTTGGTCATCCGTTACCGAAGAGGTTGCTCTGCTTTCTTGGTGCGCAGGGCTTTCACTACCATTTTCAAGTGGCATAAGAAACCAGTGCTCTGGTTTTCCTGTTACTGATGAAAGCTTCTCCATCATGCCCTGTCTTGGAGAACTTATGCCGTTACACCAGCGCTGAACAGCTTGAGGTGTGATACCCATACGTCGAGCCAGCTCGGACTGACTGATCCCAAGATCTCTGAGTGCGCTATTAAGGCGAGAGGAGAAAGTACTTAGCTGCGAATTTTTCATGACTTTTATTGTATCCCATCCATTGAAAACATAAATACAATAGATTATTGTAGATTTATTGTATCTACAATGGATTTGATTATGTCTGTTGATATCAAGCGGCTCGTAATGTCCATCGCCAGTCAAAGTGAGATAGCCAGAATCCTAAACTGCAGACAGCAGACGGTTAGTTTGTGGCTTAACGGAAAGGTTCCTGATGGCCGAGTCATCCAGCTTGCTCGCGCTATTGGTTGGCGTGTCACCCCTCACCAACTCCGTCCAGATATTTACCCTGGTGAACTGGATGGAATACCTAATGATATTCGAGTCAATTTTAACTCAATCGCTGGGGAGTAACGGCATATGGCGCGCATCCGAACTATTAAGCCTGAGTTCTTCTTGCATGACGAACTATTTGAACTGGAACGGGAGACTGGATTACCGGTTCGGTTGGCTTTCATTGGACTGTGGACTCAGTGCGATCGTGAAGGCCGGTTCAAATGGCGCCCGTTACGCCTTAAGGCTGCAGTGCTTCCTTATGATGATGTCGATATGTCACGCGTACTTCACGCGTTAAATACGCGTGGTTTTCTCGTGAAATACAGGTGCGGCACGGATGAATATGGCGTGATTCCTTCGTTCAAAAACCATCAGGTCATTAACAATAAGGAGTCAAAAACTGAACTTCCGAGCCTTTCTGACGGTGAAATCATCAATCCCGCAATTGGCGCGGGTTCTGACGCGAAACTCACGCGTGAATATCGCGTAGATGACGCGAACCAAGGGGAAGGAAAGGAAGGAAGGGAAAAGGAAAGGAAGGAATTAAACACTTTGTCCGATTCGAATCGGACAGCTGAATCCGAACCCGATAGACCGCCTGCACAGAAAAAAAACGGATCGGCATCCGTTGACGGCAATCAGGATTCAGAATTTGCTGGTGCTGGTGGTAATCCCGATACAGTTGAAACGGCTTTTGAAGAAATTTTCTGGGGGGCTGGACTTCGCAAGGACGCCAAAACCAAGGCTAAGGCTGCATTCCGCACGAAATATCGCGAGTGGAAAAAAACTACCCATGGCACACCGGAAGAGTTCGCACAGATGCTGGCGAGCGATATTCGTTTGAGGCTGCAGGCGTTTGTATTTGGGTTCGACAGGTTGCTACCGACGTCGTACTTGAACGGCGAGCGTTGGAACGACGAAAAACCATCCACACAAGGGCAGGGTGACGCGCCAGCAGGTGGGATTAAACCGTTCGTGTACAACGATCCAGAATCGGCAGAGGTGTTTATCGATTACGATGCTATGCGTAGCGCTATGGCTGGGAGTGTTCGCTGATGACGCCTGCTGAACTGTCAGAAAAATTATGGGATAGCGTTGACCGGGTCGTGAAATACCTGCTTCCGAATGGCAAAAAATCGGGTAACGAATGGTGCGTGGGTAGTGTTGGCGGTGAAGCTGGCCAAAGCCTGAAAGTAAATCTTGCTGGCGATCGGAAATGGGCGGACTTTGCCAGTGGCGACGGCGGTGATCTGCTGGATTTGTGGGTATTGGTGCGTAACTGCCAACTTCATGATGCTATGCGCGAGGCAAAAGAATTTCTCGGATTAAAAGATGATGATCGCCATTTTGAGGCGAAGAAAAAAACCTTTTCTCGCCCGAAAAAACAGGGGGTCAAGAAAGCATCTCAGTGTTACGGCTATCTGGCGTCGCGGGGCATTACGAGGGAGACGGCAGATAAATTTCGAATCAGTGATGCGGTGGTATGGTTCGCCGACGAAAAACGGGAATTACCCGCCATTGCGTTCCCATACCTGCGTAATGACGAATTGCTACAAATCAAGCGGATCAGTACCGAACGGCCAAATGGAAAAAAGGTAATCATGGCAGAAGCTGACTGTGAGCCGTGCCTGTTTGGTTGGCAGGTTATGCCCCACAACATGCGTATCGTTGTTCTCTGTGAAGGGGAGATAGATTGCATGACCTATTACCAATACGGGCTTCCGGCGCTTTCTGTCCCGTTCGGCGGCGGCAAGGGTGCTAAACAGCAGTGGATCGAATACGAATATCACAATCTCGACCGGTTTGATGAAATCTGGCTCAGTCTGGATAACGACGATGTAGGGCTGGAGGCGGCTAAAGAGATTGCTCGTCGCCTGGGTGAGCATCGTTGCCGTCTGGTGGAACTGCCGCACAAAGATATCAATGAATGTTTGCAGTCTGGGATGACTTCGGATGAGGTCATTGGCGTTCTGGAGAGAGCGAAATATTTCGATCCGGACGAGCTTTGCTCCGCTGGCGATCTGCTGCAGGAAACCATCGACGCCTTCGAGCATCGTGATGTTGGGTTGTTCACCAGCCCGTGGGATTCGCTAAACCATAATTTTAAATTCCGTTCATCGGAATTGACGTTGGTTAACGGGGTTAACGGGCACGGTAAAACCGAACTGGTCGGCCATATCGCCGTTGATGCCATGAGCCAGGGGGTAAAAACGTGCATTGCTTCTCTGGAATTGAAGCCCGGGAAAATGCTGGCTCGTCTGACTCGACAGACAATTTGCACCGCTTCACCACCAAGAGTGGAAATAATTCAAACGAACGAGTGGTTTTCTGATCGGCTGTGGGTGTTCAAATTGACCGGGACAGCAAAAGCCAATCGGCTCCTTGAGATTTTTGCTTACGCCCGCCGCCGCTACGGTATTGAGCTTTTTGTTATCGATAACCTGGCTAAATGTGGGCTGGATGAAGAGGATTACTCAGGCCAGAAACATTTCATCGACACCCTGTTTGATTTCAAAAATGAGAATAACTGTCACGTTATTCTGGTAACCCACGCTCGCAAAACTGACGAGAGCACACCAACAGGCAAGATGGATGTGAAGGGTACTGGGGCGCTCACTGATATGCCAGATAACGTTATGTCTGTTTGGCGCAATATTCCGCGAGAGATGGCGCAGCGGAAAGCGGATAAGTCGGGGTTTGAGTCGTTAAGCGACAAAGAGAAGCTGGCCCTTAATACGCCCCCCGCGCTTATACGGTTGCTTAAACAGCGGGAAGGCGAGGGATGGATAGGTGACGTAGGGGCCACATTCGATAAGCGTTCACATCAATTTCTTGAAGGAAGCAAGGCGGCGTTTAACTATCTGGTCGGGAAACCACAGAGTGAAATCGATCTGGAGTGGGAGTCAAGCAATGTAACCAGAGCGTGAAAGTAATGGTATAAATCAAATCCCCCGCAACACCTGAATATCAATCCGAAGGAAAAGAAAATGATACTTAAAAAATTAGATGTTGATGAATATATCCGAAGCGAACAAGAATTATCGGAAATAGTCAGTGTTGATAACACACACATAATTATCCAGATACCAGGAGATCATCTTGATGGTGAGTATGAGATAGCTCTCGCATCTTGCAAAACTCCTGAACAGGTTGTTAGTTGGATTTATCAGCTATCCGAAAAACAATGGATAACACGAGAAATCCTTCGTCGCTTCATCAAGGTTGCCAGCAATAACGCCGGCATTTCGTTGTAACTTTTTGCTGCGGGGGATTCAGTGAAAAGTGGAAATAGAGATTTTATCCGGCGCACGAAAGGCAAATATTATTCTGAAAAATGCTGTAGCGCCCGGCGGCAGGAAAGAATGAAAAACTGTCTCGCTCTTTCTTGGCGGGCGGAAATTGTGGACCACCCGCCCGTTACCCTCGCGCACGCGCGCGTTTGGGGGTGCTGATTGCCTTTGGTCGCTACCTTTCGCGTTGACTGGTTTCGGGTGATTACTGATATCACTCGCGCCGGTGTGTCGTTGCACGAACTGGCCGGGGAAGTCGGTGTTTCGAAATCGACGGTTCACGGCTGGAAAAGTGGAGCGGAACCCAAGCACGGCGATGGTGAAAGTCTGGTTGCGTTCTGGTGCCGAATAACGAGCCGTGGACGCGAGCGCCTGCCGATGATCGTCTACCGCCAGCAATTTATTTTTCGAGGGAGAACCGTTTGATATTTTGGTTAATAGGCATAGCGAAGAATGAGGCAAGTAATGCGAGAAAGTTGGATAGTTAAACTTAGGGATGATCATCCTGGATACAATGAAATCAAGCTCAAGCGGAGTCTTCCTGATAACGTCAATTATACTGTGGTTATAGTCGATGCAATAAGATTTTTAGAGTGCTACAGCAGAGACATGCCTGGTTATATCTTGCCCCCCGTGCCTAAGTGGCAGGGGGGAAAGGAAGAGGGGATTCGAATTTTCCTAAATCCGTCCTCTGGGATACCGGAGATGCCACGCGTATCATTCAGTTTACGGCAAAGGCGGCGATTCTGGGGGTTGGCTAAGCCTATCACTGATGGGGTGGTCACTTTTGTTAACGGGCGTCATCGGTCAATGTACATGGCCCACTCAGGGGCGTTAAGTTTTCCTGTTGAGGTTCACATCAGCGAGGCGGATTTGCTTCGTCAGTATTGCGGCTTACCTGATTAAACGGATTTATTTGTTCAGGAATCCGAACGAGCAACCCACCCACAATAACGGCTCATCATCAACGGGAGTAACCAAGATGGGCCGACCGAGAAAAGTCGAAGTGCCGGGGAGTGCCGCCGGCGCGGATACCACCACAGAAACCAGCTCGCTTAGCGACGCGACTGGCACGCCGGTGCCGCCAGCAGGCGACGCCGTCATTACCGCCCTGGAAGGGGCCGACGATTCTGGTGTAGCGCTGGAAAGCGTCAACGGGAGTGCCGCCGGCGCGGATACCACGTCAGTGATTACGGCCCGTAATGAAGCACTTTCACATCTTCCTGCCAGCGCGCTCGAAATCATCACCCAGTTTGAAACGCTGGGCTTCACCGACATGGCTGATCAGCCTCTGACCAGCAATTTGCAATTCATCGGCCTGGTAAAACAGGCCACCACGCAACCTGCTGCCACCAAGCCAGTTATCACCGAAGACGGACAGCGCACGCCGCATAAAGCCCCGGTGCTGACTGAACACGGCTGGCACGTACCCGGTTAACAGGAGGCTTGTATGTGTGGAGGTGGATCACCCAACGTTGTGCAATCCAACCCGGAAGCCGAAGCAGCAGCAGCGGCCGACGCTGCCGCAAAGTCGGCTAATGCTGACTCTGCCGCACGGCGTAAACGCAAGCAGGGGTCGTCATTGCTCGCCACAGGAGCAACGGGCGCAGCGGATACAGGTACGTCGTTGCTGTCCAGTGGCGCCAGCGGCAAAACCAACTTAGGGGCGTGATGTGAACGAGACGGCCAGCAAGATAATCAAGCGTGTGGATTCATTGAAGGCGCTGCGCCAGCCGAGTGAATCGGTGTGGCGCGAGTGCTACGACCATACCTATCCACTGCGTGGCGCCGGGCTGTCATCGGAAGTGCTGGACGCGCAGAGCGCTAAATCCAGAGTGGCCCGCTTGCTGGACGGGACCGCGACGGATAGCGCCCGCATTCTGGCGTCTGCGCTGATGTCCGGCATGACGCCGGCTAACGCGCAATGGATGGACCTGAACAGCGAGAGCCTGACGGACGACCAGAAAGCCTGGTTATCCGTCTGCGCGACGCTGGTGTGGGAAAACATTCACGCGGCCAATTTTGACGCGGAAGCCTATGAATCGTGCCTTGATGTGGTTTGCGCCGGTTGGTTTGCGCTGTACATCGACGAGGACAAGGAGCAGGGCGGCTACACGTTCCAGCAGTGGCCGCTGGCCCAGACCTACGTTTCATCGTCACGCCGAGATGGCATTGTCGATACGGTTTATCGCTGTTACCAACTGACGGCCGAGCAGGCGATCAGGGAGTTCGGCAAGGATGGCGTGAGCGAAAAAATTCGCAACGAAGCGAAGACCAAGCCGGATGCGAAATTTGATTTCATTCACGCCATTTTCCCCCGCGATACCTATGTCGTTACGGCCCGGCTAGCAAAGAACATGCGCTTTGCGTCATATCACATCGAGGTGCAAGGAAAGACCGTGGCCCGCGAGTCCGGGTATCACGAATTCCCTGTTGCCGTTCCGCGCTGGATGAAGATCCCCGGCGGGTCCTACGGCATCGGCCCGGTGTATGACGCATTGCCCGATTGCAAGGAACTGAACGAGATCAAGCGCATGGAGAAGGCCGCGCAGGACCTGGCTATCTCCGGCATGTGGATTGCAGAAGACGACGGCGTATTAAACCCTCGAACGGTCAAGGTAGGCCCGCGGCGGATTATCGTGGCGAACAGTGTGAACAGCATGAAGCCGCTGTTAACCGGTGCCGATTTCAATGTCGCGTTTACGTCCGAAGAAAAACTACGGGCGCAAATCCGCAAGATTCTGATGGCCGACCAGTTGCAGCCGCAGGACGGCCCGGCGATGACCGCGACCGAGGTACATGTACGGGTCGCACTGATCCGCCAGTTGCTGGGGCCGGTATACGGCCGATTCCAGGCTGAATACCTGCAGATTCTGGTACAGCGCTGCTTTGGTATCGCCTTCCGCGCCGGCATCTTTCCGGCTGCGCCCGAAGGCATGAACGCGGCCAATTTCAACATCCGGTATATCTCCCCGCTGGCGCGCGCGCAGAAGCTGGAGGACGTCACGGCAATTGAGCGCCTTGGCGCCAACCTGGCACAACTGGCGCAGATCAGCCCCGAGGTAACGGATTTGGTGGATACCGATTCGGCGGTGCGAGTGGTGTCCGAGGCGCTGGGCGTCCCGGCCAAGGTCATCCGCAGCGATACCGATGTATCCAGATTGCGCCAGCAGCGCCAGCAGGCGCAGCAGCAGGCCATGCAACAGCAGATGCTGGCGCAGGCAGGACAGGAGGCGGCCACATCAGCGGGTAAAGAGGCAGGCGCGGCAATCGTCCAGCGAATGGCAGGAGGCGCACAGTGATAAGCAAACCGGTACGCCCGGAAGATTACAGGCGGATTTTCGAGGAAACGCCCGGGGGGCAGCAGGTTCTTGAAGAGTTGACGCGGCGCTTTGGCGGTGCGGTATACGTGAAAGGCGGCCCGGAAGGCGACCGCCAGACGTGTTTCAACGCCGGGCAGCGTGACGTGCTCGATTTCATTTTACGCAGGTTAAACGAAGCAGATGGAGTAAACGACGATGTGGAAGCTTAAATTCCCGTTCATGAATCAGGCTGGCGAAGGCGCAGGGGGCGGTGATGGGGGCAATGGTAGCGGTGACAATCCGGGTGGTGAAGGTGCTAGCGCAGGTTCTTTGCTCGGTACCGGCGGCGCCGGCCAGCAGCAAGGCGCGACGGATTGGTTACCGGAGAAATACCGCGTTGTGGGCGACGATGGCGCACTCAATCTTGAAGGCTCTGCCCGCAAACTGGCGGATGCATATTCGCACCTTGAAAAACGCTTCGGCAGCGGGGACGCGCCGCCTAAAACGGCTGATGAATATGCCCCGAAGGTAGAGGCCGAAGGCTTCAACTGGGACGAGTTCAAGGCTGACCCGAAGATGCAGGGCTTTTTGAAGTCCGCGCACGCGAAGGGGCTGACCAACGACCAGTTGAGTTTTGTCCTGGGTGAGTACGCGCAACACGCCCCGGCGCTGGTGGGTGGCGCCACGCAGTTGGATCAAGAAGCCGCCAGCACTGCACTGCGTGAGGTGTGGAAAACGGATGCAGAATTCAACAAGAACATTGGTCTGGCGTTCCGTGCCTTCAACTCGCTGGCCGAGGACGGCGACAAGGGACGTATTGATGAGATAGGCAATAACCCGTTGGTCATCCGCATGTTGGCGAAGGTCGGTGCTGAAATGCAGGAAGACGGCCCCGCGGGTGGCGAAGTGAACCTCGAAGAGCAACAGACCATCCGTGACCTGATGAAATCGGAAGCGTACATGAATCCGAAGCACGCCGACCATGAAAAAGTGTCCGCTCGCGTAGCGGCGTTCTACCAGAAAGCTTACGGCAACTCGCCGGTGGCGTAACCAGAAAGGTGAAAATCATGAGCGGTAAAGATATCGAGCGGGAAATTCAGGCTAAGGGCAAAACAGCTCCGCGTATAACGCCTGAACACATCAACAGCGTGATCGTCAGCGAGCATTATTTCACGGCAGCGAGCGGAGTGACAGCCGCTGGCGGCGTGGTGCATTCCGATGATGATGGGTTGCGGTGCCTGACCTTCTGCGTCCTGGTACTTCGCAACGGGTTCACCGTTACGGGCGAAAGCGCATGCGCCAGCCCGGAGAATTTCGATGCTGAGATCGGCCGCAAGATTGCGCGTGAGAATGCGATCAACAAGATTTGGTTGCTGGAGGGGTACTTGCTGAAACAGAAGCGGAGCGAGCAATGCACTGAAGAGCGAATGTGTGCAAACTGCTTTTCAGGTCAGAGGGATTGCCAGAACAGATAGCGCCGTGACATGTCACAACAAAAAGCCCACACTGTGGGCTTATTTTTAGATAGGTAGCTCATGCTTAGAAATAATAGCTAATCTGTTCTGGAAGTGATCCTTGTCACCCCATAGCCACGTTTCACCTTTTTCAAGATCTGACTCGTTTTTCATTTCACGGAGTTCGCACGTAATCATGTCGTATGCGTACAGGTGCAAGCCGAGAGCAAGTGCATCGTACATCCTTGCTTGCCAGAACGACATGCCTTCATGCGTCTGGTTTCTGTCTGAAACAATGATGTCGTATCGCTCCAGCAGATAATTCATGAAAATGATACCAGCGAAGTCGTGAAGCACTGCACGGTGTTTAGGCTTCTGGGTTCTCCACACCAGAATCTGAGTCACCGGGCGGCAGTTCAGGAAGCTATCAGGCTGAATGATAACTCGGTTGTAGTAGACAACCTCTTCTGTCAGGTCATTGACCAGAGCCAGTTCGAAGTGGTCCTGAGGAATCTCACCCTTTTTGCGGTTATCTACCCGCACGATTCGATACCCCGGCGCCAGCGAAATGGCTCTTACATCAGCAGTGACCTCGTTGCCGCTCGCAAGTACCAAATACAAGGCGCGGTTATCTGGGGTTTCGTTCAGGTGAGCGAAAACCTCAGTAACTTTTGCTGGATTCAGTAATTGTTGTGGCATGATGGCCTCATGATGTAGCACAGCTTCATATCGGGATTTACTCCATAAGGTGATTCAACAAAAGGTTGAATCACCTTATGGGTAATCTTACTCAAATTTGGTGAGTTTGCAATTTGAAAAAATGGATTTTCAGAGATAGAGAATTAGGCCTAATTGCCGTTTAAGCCGCATCATTGCCTACTTGATTGATCCAAAAATGGAATAGGCACTAATTCTGGTTTTGCCCTCTGGTAGCCAATCAATCATCTTCTCATCATTTGGTCGGGAAACCGAACGCACATCCCCAGCAAAATCATTCCACCAGCCCGGCATGGTAGCCGGATACCTGATCCCCCGCCGTCTGTAAGCGCCAAGCAGCCGGTGTATATCGGGCCGGGAAACCGACACCCCGCAAGGCGAAAACAGAATTGGAGTGAACATCATGGCTTTCGATGCCAACAAAAACATGATCACCGCCGCCTTTGTGCAGCAGTTTCACGATTCGTTCGAAATTGCGTCACAGCAGAAAGATTCCCGCCTGCAGGCAGCGGTACACGATCGCGGGAGTATCACCGGTGCGTCGTTCACCATTAACGACATGGGCACCATCGAAATGAACGCGATCACTACGCGCTTTGGTGACACTGTTTGGGATGTGCCGGAAGCGGGTACCCGTAACGCGCTGATGGCCGATTACGGCGTTTTCGTGCCTGTCGAAAAGCGCGACCTACGCAAGCTGATTGCCGACCCGCAAGGGCCGTATCTCCAGCTGACAATGTCCGCCGCCAACCGTCGCAAGGACACGGTAATCTACCGCGCGTTGCTGGATGCCGTACCGCGCAAAACCGAAAACAACGGGGCGTACACCAACGTCGCGCTGCCGGCTTCTCAGAAAATCGTCGCCGGCGGTACGGCATTGACCAAGGCCAAACTGATTGCCACCAAGGCGCTGTTTCGCAAAAACGAGTGTGACGAGCAGAACGGCGAAGAGCTGTATATCGTCTACAACTCCGACATGCTGACGCAGATCCTCAGCGATACCACGTTGACCAGTGCCGATTTCATGGCGGTCAAGATGTTGCAGCAGGGGGCGGTGGATACCAACTGGCTGGGGTTCAAGTGGCTGGCCTACGAGGCGCTGGATTCAGCGACTAATGCAGGCGTAACAACTAAAACCGCTGTCGCCTGGGCTAAATCCGGTGTGCATTTCGGCACCGGCGCTGAATACAACGTCGACATCGGCCCGCGTCGGGATAAAAACAACACCATCCAGATTTCCGTGGATGCGTCTTACGGTGCAGGCCGCGCCAACGAGAAGAAAGTCGTTGCGATCGATTTCGTCGCTTAATGCCGTGCTGGTATTGCCGGGGGTAACCCCCGGCTTTTTTGCTTGAAGGTATACCGCTATGGCTTCCAGTGTCTCTATCTGTTCAAACGCACTGCTGGCGCTCGGCGCCCACCCCATCAACAGCCTGAACGAAGGGTCTGAACACGCGCGCCTGTGCTCGAACATTTACCCCTCTGTTCGGGATGACCTGTTGAGAAAGCATCCCTGGAATTGCGCGATTAAACGCGTGGTGTTGTCCCCGTCCGCCAGCGCGCCGGTTTTCGGATTCGCATACCTCTTCCCACTGCCGGGTGACCTCCTGCGCATCCTGTCTGTGGGGGATGAGGATGACAATATCCGGTATCGGATTGAGGGCCGGAAAATACTGGCGGACATCGACGTTATCCAACTGCGCTACATCTTTCTCAACAAGGATGAATCGACCTGGGATCCGGCGTTGGTGGCGCTGGCCGAAATGATGATGGCCGCCAAAATTGCCTACGCGGTAACCGGTTCGGCCAGTCTGCGCGACAGCCTGACGCAAGAGGCGGCGTACGCGCTACGCCAGGCCAAGGCGGTTGACGGGCAGGAAGACCCGCCGGAAGAGCTGGGCGGTTACCCGACACTGGAATCGAGGTTTTAAATATGCGCGCCAATCTGATTAAAACCAACTTTACCGCCGGAGAGGTTTCCCCGCGGTTGATGGGGCGCGTCGATATCGCGCGCTACGCCAACGGCGCGAAGCGTGTAGAGAACGCGGTGTGTGTTGTCCACGGCGGTGTTGCTCGCCGCCCCGGTACTCGCTATGTGGCCGCCGCAAAGCACGCCGACAAAAAGGCCCGCCTGATCCCGTTTGTGTTCAACCGGTCGCAGGCGTACATGCTGGAGCTGGGCGATGGTTACATGCGCTTTTTCCAGAACGGGGCGCAGGTTGTTAATAGCGACGGCACGCCGTATGAGATCACCAGCCCGTTCACCGAAAGCATGTTGTCGGCGGTTAACTTCGTGCAAAGTGCCGACACCATGTTTCTGGTTCACCAGAGCGTACCGCCCCAGCGCCTGCAGCGGCAAGGGCAAACAAACTGGACACTGGCGGCGGCACCGTTTGTTGTCATGCCGTTTGACGAAATCCGCGATACACCGGAAAAGTGGTGTAAGCCGTCAGTGAAAGAGTATGTCGGCGCGTCGATAACGCTCACGCTATACGATACTGAAAGCGCCACGTCCTTTACCGGCAGTGGCTGGGTGGCTGCTGATGTCGGTTCGTATGTGCGTATCAATAGCGGCCTGGTGCTAATCCAATCGGTAACCAATGCGCAGGTGGCCACCGGTGTTATTCGTGCTGACCTGTCCGCGACACAATCCGCCTCGCCGGGCGCGTGGACACGCGAAGATAGCGTCTGGTCGGCGGAACTTGGCTACCCAGGTGCGGTGACATTTTATCAGCAGCGGCTGGTGCTGGCCGGTTCGCCGTCGTATCCGCAAACGGTCTGGTTTAGCGAAACCGGGTCTTACCTGTCGTTTGAACTGGGCAGCGATGACGATGACGCCATGTCGTTCACCGTTTCATCCGACCAACTGAACCCGATTGTTCACCTGGCGCAAATGAACACGTTGATCGCGCTGACGTATGGCGGCGAATTCACGTTAACCGGCGGTACCGACTCGGCTATCACGCCGACCAATATATCCGTAAAAAATCCCAGCCCCTACGGCTGCAACAACATCCGCCCGGTTCGGGTGGGCACCGAAATCCTGTTTATCCAGCGCGCCGGCCGCAAGCTGTTTGCGGTGGCGTATGACCCCGACAGCTATGTTGCCTACTCGGCCAATGACCTCTCTGTACTGTCTGAGCACATCACGGAATCCGGCATTGTGGAAATGGCCTACCAGCAACAGCCCGACTCGGTAGCATGGCTGGTCCGTGCTGATGGTGTGATGGTGTCGATGGTGCTCGACAGGGCGCAGGATGTAGTCGCCTGGTCGCGTCAAATCACTGACGGGCATTTTGAATCCGTCGCCGCTGTTCCGTCTGATTCCGATGATGGGGTTTACGTGTTGGCTCGCCGCACCATAAACGGCGCTACCGTTCGCTATGTGGAAGTGCTGAGCAACAGCTTAAACACAGATTCCGCTGTAGTTGGTGCCAGTAGCGGGGGCACAAAGACCTGGGGTGGGCTGACGCATCTGGAAGGGAAAACCGTTGATGTGGTCGCTGATGGTAGCGTCATGCCGACACAGATTGTCAGTGATGGGGCAATCACGCTGAACCGCACCGCTAAGGCGGTGGAAATCGGGCTGCACTACGACACCACGATAGAGACGCTGACGCCGGAGGCATCAACCAGCGAAGGCACGGTTCAGAATGCCCGCAAACGCACCAGCGAAGTCACCCTGCGATTTCTCAACACAACGGGCGCCACCTGCAACGGCTATGTAATCCCATTCCGGCAGTTCGGCCCCCATGTTCTCAATCAGCCTGCGCCGCTGTTCACCGGCGATCACTACTGGGGAAAACTCGGTTGGGATAAAGGCGAGGATACTCTTCTTATTCAGCAGACACAGCCGCTACCGTTCCACCTGCTGGCAGTTATGACCACATTCACCAGTAACGGGGGTTAACCATGATTAGACCTGCAACAAAAGACGATATCCCGGCGTTAGTTGCGCTGGGGCTGCAGATGCATCACGAATCCAGGTACCGGGTTTTTTCGTTCGATGAAGAGAAATGCACGGCGCTGGCCGAACAACTGATTGATGTGCCGTTTGGTGTGGTGCTGGTGGCCGAGCACGGCGGGGTGATTGTCGGCTGGATGGGGGGAGGCATCGCTGAACAGTGGTTTTCACACGATCGGCTGGCGTTCGAGTACGGGGTTTTCATCAGTAAAGAACACCGCGGCGGCAGCGCCGGTTGCCGGCTTGTGAAGGCTTTCATCCAGTGGGCAAAAGACACCGGGGCGACAGAAATCAGGATGGGCATAACAACCGGTGTTAATGAAGACCGCACCGGCGCGCTGTATCAAAAACTGGGGTTTGCCCGCGCGGGCCAGTTGTATTCAATGGGAGTCTGATATGTGCACAGGTGTTGAGATTGCGATGGTCGGTGCATCGGTGCTGGCGGCCGGCGGCGCAGTTTATAGCGGGCAGCAGCAGAAAAAAGCGTCTGACTACCAGGCGGCGCAGGCGGAAGCGGATGCACAAGCCGCGGCATCTGCCGCCAGGGTAGAGGCGGCGAGGATCCGCAAGGCAGGGGAAGCGCAGGCGGCCCGCGCCAATGCCGCCTACGCGGCGTCGGGCGTCGATACCGGCGCAGGAACGGCGCTGCGCATCACCTCCGACATTGTCGGGGATGCGGAAGAGGACGCCTATCTTACAACCGTGAACGGCGTTAACAGCGCGGCGCGGTATAACGCGCAGGCGCAGGCCGACCGTATCAGCGGCAATAGTGCGGCCACGGCGGGGTATATCAGCGCAGGGAGTTCGCTGCTGTCCGCCGGCTCGAAAGCGTATAGCGGCTGGAAGACGGCTAGCGCACCATCCAGCACAACCGGTGCAGCAAAGGCGGGTAAATAATGCGCATACCAACGGGCAGTTTTGGCAATGCGGTTCCCACCCCTAAGCCGACCAATATCAGTCTCGGTAACCCAGGCGCCGTAGGGCAGGCCCTTTCCGGATTGGGTAAGGAACTGGAGCAGCAAACCAATTCCATTATCCGCGCCCGCGCCGGTGATGAATTGCTGGATTACCAGATCAAGATAAAGGACATCAATGAATCTATCCGCCAGGGCGTTGAAAGCGGCGCGCTGCGCGCTGACCAGATAGAAAAAACCTATCAGGATGCGGTCGGCCAACTGGATAAGCCCGCGTTTGCCGGTCTTGATATCGCCGGACAGGAAACCGCCACGCGCGGGATTAAGCGTTACGAGTCGGCCGGGTTGTCTACCGCGATGGGGTACTACCATTCCGCGCTGAAAATCGAGGCCCGCGACCAGGTGGATAGCCAACTGGATCAACTGGGCAAGTTGACCAACTACCCCGACGCTGATGTCGAGAAAATTAACGCCATGTCCGCCGGACTGGAAGAGCAGGGACGGCTAGCCTATGGCGGGCAGTGGTCTAAAGTGCGTCAAGGATGGGTTGATAAAAACTGGTTCAATCAGGCGCAACAAAAGCTAATGCAGGCTCGCAACGACGGCACGGCACTGGCCGACCTGAACAACCAGTTAACCGCGGAGAACGGTTTTTATGTCGATAAGCTGGACCCGGATAAGCGCAATGCGCTGCTGAATCAGGCGATGGGGTACCAGTCGCGGCTGGAAGCGAAAGCCGCAGCGGCAGAGGCCAAGCGTGAAGCGCTTGCAGCACGAACATATAACTCGTTTGCTCAGCAGGTTTATTCCGACCTACCGACCACGGCAGAGCAGCAGGAGCAGCTGATCGCGTCAACGAAAGGCACCAGCGTTGAAGGTGATGTCAAAGATCTGCTTTCCGATCAGGAAACGATACGCAAGGTGGTTTCGGCTGGGCCTGTCGAGTCTCAAAACTACGTCAACAATCTGTATGCCAACCTGAATGCCAACGGCGGCGACATGAGACAGTGGCGTCTGGCGCAACGGCTGAATAGCGCTGTGCAGAAAACGAACCAGCAACTGATGCAAACCCCGCTGTTGTTCAACCAGAACCGCACCGGTGACGCCGTGGCGCCGCTGGATATGACCGCGCTGAACCCAACAGCCGCCGCTGTCACCGGTGCGATGGACGGCATGGATATCAGCCAGCGCTTTGGCGTGGCCATTGCCGATCGGTCAGCCACCATTGATGCTGTTCGGAGCAATACCGGTGTCAACGTCCCTCGGTTACTTCTGCTACCGCAAGAGGCTACAGCTATAGCTGACGAGCTGAAAAAGCAGCCACCAGAAAATCAAATAGCCACATTATCTCGGTTGCGCGATATGGTCGGTAATGATTCGGATTATCGGGCCATTATGAAACAGATATCGCCTGATAGCCCTGGCACGGCTTATTCCGCGCTGGTGCTATCCGCCCCTGATGTTAAAGCCACCACAGGCGGAGCCGCTACCCCTTACAGCCAGATAGCATCGTATGTGCCGAAAATCGACAAATACGAAACAGCGAAAACGATACTTATCGGCGAACAGATGCTCAATCCCACGAAAGCGATGAAAGATGCAGGCATCCAGCCGGTTACTTTGCCCAGTGATGAAAAGCTAAAAAGAGCCTTCGACCAGAGTACGGGTAATGCTTTCGCGTACAACCCGCAGGCTCGGCAGATAGCCTACGGGCTATTTAAATCAGCCTACGCTGGCGTGGCCTATAACTCTGGCAACAGCGATATGACTCGCACCGAGTCGACAAATCAGGATGTTGTTGATAAGGCGATCCAGATGGCTACCGGCGGCGTGTATAAAGGATTGAATGGCGGCGATGTCGCTATGCCGTTCGGGATGGATAAGGACACCTTTAAAGACCGGTATACCGACGCCGCGCAGACGGCTTTTAAAAATGCGGGATTAAACCCCTATGCTCAATCCAGCTTTAAGCCGGTTAATTTGGGGGGGAACCAATACGGGTTGGTGAATGGGTCTGGACGGTGGGCCGTAGACCCACGCAATAACCAGAAAATTGTTGTGAGGGTCGAATAAATGGCTGACGTTTTTTCACTGGCTCCGAACGGCTCCGCCTGGGCTGATGATGCTGCCAGACACAACCCGGCAACTCAAGATGATTATGGTACGCCGCTATTCTCTGGTGGTGCCTCGGCGTTCTTTCGGGGGGCAGCGGAAGGCGCGATAGGGTTGGCTCAATCCGCAGTGTCTTTTGATCAGCGCGTGCTCAGTGACCCAAACTACGGCTTACAGTTAGCACCAACGGCTACGCTGTTTCGTGCCATGTTCCCGACTGCCGACGCTGCGCTGCAGGATGCCTATGATTCGACAGACTCCGCGTTAAGAGTGGCGCGAGACTACGTAAAACCGGATGCGGGAAGCCAGGGAATTGCCGCCCAGGTGCTTCACGGACTAGGACAGTTCACGCCGGCGATCGCTGGTGCTGCGTTGGGCGGCCCGGTTGTTGGTGGAGCCACCGCTTTTGGTTCGACGTATGAGCAAACCCGGCAGGACTTTATCGCCCGCGGCGTTAGTCCGGATACGGCAAACACGATTGCCTTCGTTCAGGGGGGGGCGAATGCGGTCGGCATGGCGCTGCCGGCCGCAATGGGGGGTAATCTGCTGACCCGGCTTGCATCCGGGGTTGGCATTAACACCAGTTTTGGGGCAGCCAACCGGTTTGCAGTAGGTGAAATTCTCGATCAGAACGGACACGCAGACCTTGCCAAGCAGTATCGGGCATGGGACGGGCAGGCCATGCTGATTGATGGTGTTCTGGGGGCGGCGTTTGGTGGTGCGCATCACTTATTTTCCGCGCGAGGTATACCCGAGGTAGCGAAAAACGAAAGCGCCGATACTGCAGTTGATCCTACTGCCACGCAGAACCAACCAAATGGCGCTGATACCTCTCCGCCGATGGTGGCGACACCAGCGACAAACACAGCCGATCCGGTAATAACCTATGAATCTCGTCTTGCGGAATTGCAGGCGCAGGCAGCCCAGCTGCTACAGGTAGGTGATCGCAAGGTTTGGCAATCCGAGGTTGCCAATGGTGAACGCATTCTTGCTGATTTGCGCCAGCAGCGCGCTGACATTTTAAGCGAAGAGGTTAAGGGGAGTGGCAAGGCGCTTGCTCGGGGGCGGGCAGATAAGCAATCCCGCTTACGCGCCGTTGACGAGCAAATAGCGTATACCTCAGACCGGTTACAAAGCGCCCGTGACACGCTCGAACCACATAAGCCGGGCGGTGAGTTTTTTAACGCAAAGGCCGATTTATCCAGGCTTGAGCAAGGCATTATCCCTGAGAGTATGCAGGGGCTTATCCGTGAAGCCGATATTAAGCCGAGCGACATTGACGCCGCGCACGCGCTGAATGAAGGGCTGCACTATGATATCGAGTCATCCCCGGTGCTGCACGCCAACAATGACAGCATCAACAGCCATGTGGCGGCTATGGATGAAGCCGCCCGCCAACTGATGGCTGGGCAGCCTGTAAATGTAGATCTTCAAGCTCGGGGGCTGGATGGCATCATTCGCCCCGATCTAACACCAATGGCGCGAGAAATGCGCATGGCGCTAGAGTCCCTGTATCGTGATAACGGCATCGTAGCCCGTTCAGAACCCGCCGGTAGCAGCAAATTAGCGTCCGCCCCCTCGGTGGTCGAGGTTCGGGGCAATAGTGCTTTCTCGGTTGCTGCCGAGAAAGGCATTGTTTCAGTCGATCCGGAGACGGGCGTACGCCTTTCGTCAAATAGCTTTGACTTAATGCAGGCGCGTGACCTGTCACAAAACGCTGATATGACGGTTTTCCATCCCGATACGGGACAAGAAATGACACTGGCCGATGCGCTGGCCGACATGGATCGCCAAATTGAAACCGCTCAAAAAGAATCGACCGCTTATAACGTGGCTGCCGCCTGCTTCCTGAGGAACCCTGGATGAAACAAGTCTGTATTGATGCTATTGCCAACACGCTGGGCCGTGTACCGAAGTCGGACGAAATAAAGAACATAGAGGATCGCATTAAGGATGCGGTTCGTGTTATCAGCCGGAGAAATTACCGTGATGGAAAAACGGGTATTCCAGACGCGGAGACATACCGACAGGCGGCAGAATATGCCGCTCAGCAGGTCGTGCATGAAGTGTTCAAAAAGCGCCAGCGGCTGGCGCAAAATGCTATCGCGATTCAGAACGTGCGGGACACCCTGGCCCGCAATGTTCCCGATGCAGAGCAAACGCCGATAAACCTGTCGCAGTTTATTTTTGCGGGGCGCCGTGTTCGTGATGGAAAGGATTTTGACGTCGTGTCAGCAGAAGAGCTATCAACGGGCGCGTATCAGGACTGGTCGCGTCAACTAGCCGCGGAAATGACATCGGCAGGCGAAGAGGTACGCAAATTTTTTTACCAGTCGCAAGCCCTGGGTGAGCAGCGTCTTCGAAATTACCTTCCGTTTGATCATGCAGCTGTGAAGTCAGGGCAATTACAGATATTGAAAGAGCTGTACGGCGAGGACACCGGAAACCCAGCGGCGCAAAAAATAGCCGATATCTGGCGGGGTGTCACCGAGCGCGCCAGACAGGAAATGAATGATAACGGGTTTGACATCGGAACGCGGGATGACTGGCATCTGCCGTACGTCGATGACGCTGAACTAATCCGGGGGGCGGGTCGTGATGAATGGCTGAAAACACTGCCGGTGCGTGAGCGCACCATTGCTGCCATGTCGGGTCGCCAGCCGCCGCTTGATTGGGCGCGCAGAGCCTGGGTTGATGATGTGTATAACACGCAGGATCGCAGCCAGTTTGTAAATCCGGACGGCTCGCCGATGAGTGATGCGCAGTACCGCGAAGCATTGGAAGCGATCTACCTGACCAAAGCCACCGACGGCGCCAATAAAATCGAGCCGGGGGCTTTCGCTGGTACTGGCGGCATCAAGAATCGGGGAAGTCAGCATCGGGTTATGGCGTTCAGGGATGCTGAAACTCACTTTCGCTACATGGACAAATATACTCAGCAGCCAGTGGTCGGGGTCATGATGTCACATCTGCAGTCTGCATCGCGTGATCTTGGTGTGGTGAAGGCTTTCGGTCCGGATGCCGCCAATAACTTCCGCCTGCTGCTGGATCAGGTATATCAGAAATCGGTGACCGGTGGGCGCGGCGTTGACGTTATGAATCAGGAGCGTGATACCGTCACGCGTATGTTTAACGCTATGGCGGGACTTAATGGGGCCGCGTCTTCCAGTGTATTTTCCTCTGCTGTTGGCGGCCTGCGAAACCTGATGACTTCAGCCATGTTGGGCACATCCGTTTTTACTGCCGCAGCCGATCAGGCCGTAATGCGTGCCAATGCGCAGGCGCTGGGGTTTAGCCGTGATGGTATGCACCTGTCTGCGAACACGATTCGAAATCTGTTTAACGGCGACGCGAAACGAGCTAACGCTGAACTGGGGTTGCTGGTGGATTCTCACGCCGCCGTCATATCCAAGATGGGGGGATTTGATTTAAGCCGCGGGATAACCGGCTGGTTTGCTGAAAAAACGTTGAAATGGTCTGGGCTGGTGGCAATGGACAGGGCGAATAAGGCTTCTTTTGGTTTGCTGATGTACAAAAATATCGGCGAACTGACGCGTAAGTATCGCACGTTGGATGAACTGAAAGCTGGTGATAAGGCGATACTGGCAAACAAGGGTTGGAGTAGTGAGGACTGGGCCATCATGGCCGCCGCCGAACTGCGCCCCATGACCCCGGCCGGGCATAAAGGAATGACGCCGGATGCAATCTACGCCGTCCCGGATGATGTTATCCAGACCGTGTTAGCTGATAAGATCGGCGATGTGAGGCGCGGCGCGGCGGACGCGCTTGTCAATCTGGGTGATATGACAGACACCAGGCGCAATAATTTACAGCAAGCCTTTGATGCGGAGGTTGAGCAGACCATTGCGCGCATGGTGCGCAACGCGCGTGCCGAGGCGGCACAGAAACTGCTGGGTATTACGCACGGTGAAATGACCACCGCTATTACAACGGCTACCGGAATTGATACCTATGCCAGAAATGATGCGGGTGAACTGGTTAAGTCGTTCATGCTATTTAAAACGACGCCGGTTGCTGGCTTTCGCGCGATGGTAAATCGTTCACGCGATTTGGATACTGTTCCCGCCGTTAAATTTCTGGCTTCCTATATTGCCGGTACCACGATAGCTGGGATGTTTGCCATTCAGATGAATGAGCTTCTGAACGGTAACGATCCTCGTGATATGACAAAGCCGGCGACCTGGTTACAGGCTTTACTGAAAGGCGGGTCATTCGGCATTTACGGGGATTTTATATTTCAGGACCACACGCAATACGGGGCGTCAATTGCCGCCACGCTTGGCGGACCGGTGCTGTCGTTTGCTGAGCAACTGATGAAACTGGCATTCACAAACCCACAGAAGGCGGTGGAAGGCAAAGAAACCACTTTCGGCGCTGATGCACTGAAAACGCTGAGAATGATTACACCGTTTGCAAACCTGTGGTATACAAAAGCGATCACGAATCACTTGATTCTGCAGCAGTTGCAGGAGATGGCCAACCCGGGCTATAACGATCGGGTCAGAGACAGGGCTAGCCGTGAGTTTAATACCACCAGTTGGTGGGAACCCGGCCAGGTGGCACCACGCAGGGCGCCAAACCTGGGCAAGGCAGCAGGCGATCGCTAGCGTTTAAAATATGCGTTTAATCGGTGGATGTATGGTTCGCATCCACCCATATTTCCATCGTATTGATACTGCTTGATGGTTCCTGCCTCATCCGTTGCTAACTGAATTGTACATGCATATTGAACCGGAACAGCGCTTAACTGTGTTGTCGTGCTGTTGAAAGTTGTTGCCCCAACGGTACCGTAAGTGGTTTGGGGTGATGATAGCAAAATGGTTTCAGATGTAGCCCTATTCCATGTGTACACCTTTGTTTTGTCAAAGGACTGTTCCTTTGATGGATACCCCAAAACATTAAAAGCGACATCTTTGTTTTTTCCTACTAAGCTGCTTAGCCCTTCATCCATTTGCTTAAATGTCACGCATCCAGACGTGATAAGAATTGGTAATGCAATAAGGATTATTTTTTTCATCATTTGCCCAGTGGTAATAAGTAGTCAGGAAACCGAACATTAACCAATCGCATCATAGCCCCAGGATAAACAAGGGGCTATTTTTATGCACGACGATTACAAAACCCGCCTTACCGAACTGAGCGATAAGTTAACTGATACCGTGCTGGTTGAGGCTGATCCCGATCACTGGCCTGGCGCCGGCAAGTCCATTTCTGAGCACACGAAAGACGAACGCGGCGATCGTTACTGGTTCAAGAAAAACGCGGCGGCCACGTTGACCCTGCTAACGAAAGTCCACACTCTGATCGGGTTGCATACCCGCGGCGGCACGCCCAAAGAGAGTGATCCCAATGAAGGGGATTTCGAGCTGGGTAAGCAGATTGCGGCGGCTGAGCGGGAAGCGGCAAAAATCATTGAGCGTATGCAGAACGGGAACAAATGATCTCCTTTGTCGCCTTCTTCATCATATGGGCGGAGCGCGTGGGGTGGAAGGTTCCCGACTGTCACTATCGCGCCGTTAACTGGCTGGAGCATCGCGGCGATCTGGCGGTGCTCCGCTGCTTTCGCGGTTTCGGCAAGTCCACTATCCTCGCCGTGTATAACGCCTGGCGGTATTATCGGGACCATACCTATCGAGTCCTGCACCAGTCCGAATCCGACGGCACGGCGTATAAAACCAGCCGCGATACGCAGAACGTGCTGCGTAATCATCCGTTGACGCGCGGTATGCTGCCCGACGGACAGGGTACCGTTGAGCAGTGGTGGGTAAACGGCGCTATCGACTTTCGCAACGCCAGCATGTACGCCAAGGGCATTCTGTCCAACGTGACATCCGCCCGTGCCGACGAGTGCCAGAACGATGACGTGGAGGTGCCGCGAAACATCCAGACACCGGATGCCCGTGAAAAACTCCGGTACCGACTTGGGGAACAAACGCACATCCTGGTACCCGGCGGGCGCAAGCTTTATATCGGCACACCACATACCCATGACAGCCTGTACGACGAAGTGGAGAAGATGGGGGCTGACTGCCTGACCATTAAGCTGTTTCGTCATGAATACCGTATTGAAAAAAAGAAAGACGAAAAAACTCAAAAGCGGCATCACCTGCAATTCCGCCCGGAATTTGTGTTCGCTGGCATTCACATTGGCGCGCGCCTGCTGAAAGAGGGGGTTGATTACCGGCTGACTGACGACGGTATCGAGTTCGCCGAAGCGCCGGACGTGACGATTGACTGTTACGCAGGCTGCGAATGGCCGGAGCGTTTCACGCGTGAGGAGATGCTGAAACGCCGGCGGGAAACCCGGACGCTTAACGAGTGGGATAGCCAGTACCAGCTGCACAGTAAGCCGGTCGGTGATGTGCGCCTTGACCCCGATCGCATCCGTGAGTACGCCGTACATCCGGAAATCCGCTATGCGAACGGCGGGTGTTCAATGTGGCTGGGCAACCTGCAGATTGTTGGGGCGGTGGCGTGGTGGGATGTGGCAACGGGGAAAGTAAAGGCCGATGCCAGCGCGTTTTCTCTCATGCTGACCGACGCGCGCGGGCATCTTTACTGGCAGGTCTGCCAGGAGCTGACGGGCGAACTGGCCGAGTTTGACGACAACGACAAAATCACCGGCGGGCAGGTGATGCAAATCAAGGCGCTGGTGCTCCGGTACCAGATCCCCCGCGTGGTGGTTGAGGTGAACGGTCCCGGCAGCTTCGCCGGTAAGTTGTTGCGTCAGGCGCTGAAAGGTACCGGGTGTGGTGTGCAAGAAGAATTCACGATTACCAACAAGCAAAAACGCATCCTTGAAGCGTTTGAGGCTCCGTTGGATTCACGTTTCCTGTGGGCGCATAGCGATGTACTTGACGGCCCAATGTACGAACAGATGCGGGACTTTAACCCCGCCATTGCAGACCAGCCGGACGACTTTATTGATTCCGGCGCTGGCGCTATCAGTCAAACCCCGGTGCGCATCGGGAAATTGGTCGGGAAACCGAACGCCACCAGCCGGGAGAATTGGCAACCATCTGATGGCGATCATATGGTCGATACCGACTATTAAGGCTGAGGCATGGCAGTTCCTGAACAAACCCCCTATAACGTTTACACCGCGAACGGTGCAACGACCGTCTTCCCGTATGAATTTTATCTGATTGATGCGGGCGATCTGTCTGTATCACTGAACGGCTCGGCTATCCCCACAGGGTTTTCTGTTTCAGATATCGGTAACGTCAATGGGGGGAATGTCACGTTTCTGACGCCCCCGGCGGCCGGCGTTGTGGTCATGCTTGAGCGCGTAATCGAACCGACCAGAACGACGGATTATCAGGATAACGGGGACTTGCTGGCTGATACCGTCAACCTCGACTTTGACCGGATTTGGATGGCGATAAAGCAGGCGCTGGTAACGCTGGGCGTTGCGCTGACCCGGCCGTTATTCGGTGGCCCTTATAACGCCAACGGGTACCGTATTGCCAACCTGCCAGACCCGGTTAACGATCAGGACGCAGCCACCAAAAAATGGACACTGGATCAGGAGTTCGCCAGTGCCAGCAAAACGTTCCGTGTTACAGACACCAATATCCCGGCGTTGCCTGTTGCTGCGCTGCGCGCCAATAAAATTCCCGCATTTGATGGTGAGGGTAATCCTACCGTCATGGTGCCGGTGTCAGGATCTGCTGCCGATGTGCTAATCCAACTGGCTAACTCCGGCGGCGCGGGCATGATTGGCAGCGTGGGCGGCACAGTCCAGACGGATATTGACGGGATTGAAAGTAGCGTCAGCGCAATTAACAGCAGCATATCAACAATTAACAATCACGCCGATCTTGTCATTGATGATTATCTGCTGTCTGGAGAAACAACGTATGACAACGCCATTCAGCGCGTGCTCACTGCTTCGCTGACCAGCGGCAGGCCGATCAAGTTTCTTCCCCACATTTACAATTTCGCCAGCCCTGTCACGTTAAACATGGATGCCACAGGCATCAAAATCTACGGCGCCGGTGTGGGCCGTACTGAGCTGCGTTTTCCAAACGCCGCAACTGGAGTCACGCAGCTAATTATCAAGTCATCCGCTGACTGGTTTGATCTGGTGTGGGAAGGGATGAGCGTCCGATCGTCGCATACGGGCACGCTGTGTCAGGTTGGCAATACCAGTTACGTGGATCCGCTGAACGTCGCGCGCCTACAAGATTTGGCGTTCCTTAACAGCGGAACCGGTGGCAACGATGTTGTGGCCCTGCGTCTGGCGTACGGCGTTCAGTGCTCCCTGATCAACGTGCGAGCTAACTGTTACGCAGACGGCGCGGGTACTAACGTCGGACGCGCGCTGGTTGTTGAACAAGCCGGGTTTACTTCGTACATAGCCTGTAGCTTTGGTAATGCGAGCTACGGCGTGTCCTTCCTTAACGGCGTGTCCTTTGCAAATAATTTCATTGGTTGCGATTTCGAAAACATCAACATTGCGCTGTACAACGGATCCGTCAATTCGGGCGGACACGCATTTATCGGGTGCCAGTTTAGCCTGTGGACTCAGTACCTGGCTCAGGCCCCAGTTGGCGCAACGAATCGATTCCTGATCATCAACCCGAATGTATCTCAAACCTCCGGCTTATTAGACCCGGCTAACGGTGCAGGAATTAAGTTCCAGAGCGACCAGTTGGGTATTACCACACCAGCAGTGCCTGCATCTGGGGCGACAGTGACAAACATAACCGGGCGCGATGTCGTCGTGATCGTATGGGCGGGTAACGTCAGTGCGATCAGCAGAAATGGTGCCGCGCAAGGAATGACTGGAGGAACCGTAATACTTCACCCGATGGACACTATCGCGTTGACGTACAGCGTTGCGCCCGGGTGGACCTGGTACAAGCTGGGTTAAGGGAGAAATGAGTGAATTCTAACAATGGTGGTTTTTGGTCGTACTTTTGGGGCTGGATGACGGGGCTCTTATCTACCCTGTCATTTCAGGACGTTATCTTCGCCGCGGGCGCGCTGTTTACCGCGGTTATTACCGTGCTCACGTACCTGTCGAACGCACGTAAAAACGCGGCGCTGGCGGCCGCTGAAATAGAGCGAAACAGGATAATCGGTGATTGGGTTGCGTCGCAGAACGGCAGGTCCGCCACGCCATCGGCAGTTGAGATACTCGGTCACGCAGCGGGTGGACAGCATGAGCAAGATTAAAAATAGGCTCATTACTGCGGCCACTGGGGGCGCAATGGCGATTGCCGTAGCGCTTGTCCAGCAATTCGAGGGCGTTCGCTATACGCCGTACCGTGACGTTGTTGGCGTGCTGACGGTCTGCTACGGGCATACCGGCCCGGATATCATCCCGCGAAAAACGTACACGGAATCCGAGTGCCAGGCGCTGCTGCGCTCAGACTTGGAGCCGGTGCTTGCCACGATTGACGAGGTGGTTACAGTCGCTATGCCGGATACTCGCCGGGCTGCGCTGGCAAGTTTTGCGTATAACGTCGGGACCGGTGCGCTGACGCGCTCGACAATGCTACGCCGGCTCAATGCCGGCGATACGTCGGAAGCCTGTGACGAATTGCTGCGCTGGAATAAGGCCGGCGGCCGGGAGTGGAAAGGACTTACGAACCGGCGGGAAGTGGAGCGTGAATTATGTTTGACTGGAAAATAGCAGGACTGGCGCTGGCGGTTGGTGCGATCGCTGGCGCCACTCTTTGCTGGTGGCTCACATCAACGAGTTATGACGCGGACATTGCAACGCTGAACATCCAGCACGCCGAAACACTGAAAGCCATTTCTGACCAGGCTGCGCAAGACAGCGAGGCAGCGCGACAGCGCGAACATGATTTTCAGACCAAAATCGCAGCGCTGGATGAAAAGCACCAGCAGGAATTGAACGATGAAAAAACCAAAAATGAGAAGTTGCTGTTTGATGTTAGTACTGGTCACCGCCGGGTGCAGTTCGCCACTGCCGCTCTCGCAACATGTGAGCAATCAGCGAGAGCAGTACGCAGCGCCGGCGGCCTGGGCAATGCAGCCGGCGTCCGACTCTCTCCGGTTGCTGGACGAAACATTCTCGGTATCCGAGCTGGAATAAAGGAAGATCAGGAGAAGCTGGTTTACCTGCAAGAATATATCCGTGAGCTACAGGCGCAAGGCGCAGTGGCAAAGTGAGTGATTGGAAAATGCTTTATTCGGGTCAACCCCAAGCGTAACCTAAAAACCCATACTAAAAGGAGGTTGCAATGTTAGAGACTTACTTCGATTCCGCAGCTAAAACCCCGGAAGAGGCGATTGAATTAAACCAAAGGTTATTGGCCGTCCAGGCGGCGCTAGAGATTGCGAAAGCCTCTGCCAGCGCACCAACCGCATACGCCGGAGTTAGAACAGGGGTTGATTTGAGAGAGATCGCCGCCGGAATCAATTCTTTGGCTGACGCCATACAGTCCGCGCTTAATAAAAAATAGCCCACCAATCACGCATGGTGTTGTTGGCGGTTTTTATTGCCATAACAAAGGCCACCTCACCGGTGGCTTTTTTAATGGTTATAACGGCGTAGCAAACATGGCAAAACCAGACTGGGGCGAGTTTCAGCAACGGGTCTTGTCCAATCAGATCAAGGCATCATTACAGCAGGTATTCGCTGAATGGCTGTAATGAGGCTATCTTATCCCTATATAGCCAAAAAAGAGGGTAGAAATGAGAATAGATCATGATTATCTCAAAGGTTTATTAGAAGCATTTGAGAATGCTGACGGACCGCAAACCAACATCCAGGAACTCGCGGAGAAAGGATTTTCATACGGCACTGCCGCATTTCTTTTTCACATGCGCCTATTGGATGATAAAGGCCTAATTTGTCAGAGTGATGGACGGGCAGGTTTTGGCGTAGTCGAGTCAGCTGATGGGTTTGTTTCTTGGTCTGTTTTGCCTTTGCGTCTTACCGCAGCAGGCCATGATTTTATCGATGCATTAAGAAATAGAGAGGTTTGGGCTACGTTAAAAGCAAGTTTCAAAGATGCCAGTATGGGTACCCTCATGACTGTATCAAAAGAGCTGTTTAACAGAGCATTAAATAAGCAACTGAATAAGTATTTCGACTAA